GGGCTACCAGTCCTACGCCAGTTGCTTTCAACCACGGCTGCGGTGCTAAATAGTGGCGTAATTGTAATGTCTGCTAACCCCACGGCATACTCGATTGGTGGCGCTGACTATCCCTGCTATGACCTAGTAATATCTATTCAAGCCCAAACAGCGTAAGGAAACCATGCCGTACAAAATCATTAGCAACAAAATAGGCACACCAGGCGATGACTACGTGCCAACAGAAGGCACAAACATTGAAGCCCTTATCGAGCATGGCTTTATAGAATCCGACAAACCACCCACCAAATCTGCTAAACCATTAGCAGAACCTTCAGAGGAGTAAACCCATGGCCACCAGTGCAATTCTTTCTAACCCAACCATCACTGTGAACTCAGTTTCGCTAACCGATCAGTGCAGTGGCTTAACCCCAAATATCACTTCCACAGCGTTACGCACTACAGCCTTCGGCGACACCTCAGAAAAATACCAGGCAGGTTTATTCTCAAATGAAATCACCTGTGATTTCTACTGGTCTGAAGCAGCCACAGAAACATACGCAACGCTGGCTAGTTTGCTCGGCACCACCACCACTGTGGTGTGGAAAGCAACGTCAGCTGCTACCAGCGCCACCAACGTGCAGGAAACCCTGACCGGCTGCTATCTCGAAACCATTAGCCCCGTATATGCGCTAGGCGAATTAGCCACTATTTCAGTCACTTTCAAGGGTGGCGTGTACAGCGTTGCAACTTCATAACTAACAAAGGAAACCCGACATGAAAGTTAAGCTCAAGGTAGACACTGGCTCAGGCCCGTATGAAGTCACCACCAATCTGTGGGTGATTACACTCTGGGAACGCAAATACAAGCGCCACGCATCAGAAATGAGCGCTGGCATTGGTATTGAGGACATGGCGTTCTGGGCGTATGAAGCATCAAAACTTGCTGGCGTAGTTGTTCCTGTGGTCTTTGATGATTTCATCAGAAAACTTGAGTCAGTAGAAGTTGTCAGCGAGGAACCCGAAAACCCTATCCAGCCTCTACTTACCGACACGCCCTAGCCGGTGTACTGGTTGCCACAGGATGGTGGCCTTGGCAAGTAGAGTTTGACGTACAAGACCTCTCGACAGTCATAAAACTTATTAATGAAAGTCGGAAGGCATGACAGTAGACCTAGGCATGGAGTTTTCAGGGCTTAAAGACGCGCTCAAAGAACTTAACGACATTGACAAAAAACTACGCCGCGGTATTACTACTGAGTTTAAGGCTATTGCACAGCCCATTGTTGGCAGGGCTGAATCTATGCTGCCAACTGGCGCGCCGCTGTCTGGCATGGCTCGATCATGGAAAGGCAAGTCAGGTGCTGACATTATGAGCTGGAACGATGCGCGAGTCCGTAAAAACATTAAAGCGTTTACCAGTGGCAAAAAGGTACGTGAAGCGCCAGGTGGTTTTACACAAAACCTTGCTGTCTTTGGCATTAAATGGCTAGGGCCACAGGCCACCCTTTTTGATTTGGCAGCTAAAGGCACAATGGGTGAAAACCTTGTAGCCAAGTACGGCCCACCCTCACGTGTTATTTACAAGGCCTACGACCAAGCTAAAACAGAAGTAGACGCTCAGGTCAAAGACTTAGTAAACAAAGTCATGTTTCTCACAGGAAACCAGGGGCGCATCTAATGGCTGTGGTACTTAACATCCTGTCAGAGTTCAACGGATCAGGAATAGACAAAGCCAAAAAGCAATTCTCTCAGCTTGAAACCAGTGGCCAAAAAGCCCAGTTTGCGTTAAAGAAAGCAGCAGTACCGGCAACACTTGCCCTAGTTGGTTTAGGCACAGCATTGTTTGATGCAACTAAAGGTGCCATCGAGGATGACGCTGCACAGCAACTGTTGGCAACGACACTCAAAAAAACTGCTGGCGCTACTGACGCTGTAATTAAATCTAATGAAAATTGGATTAGCACCCAGGGCAAATTGCTGGGCATAACCGATGATGAGCTAAGGCCTGTTATGGGCCGATTTGCTAAAGCCACTGGTGACGTTACTAAAGCCCAAGAACTAGCCACTGCTGCCATGGATATTGCAGCCTCTAGCGGTAAGCCTCTAGCAACAGTTACTGGCGCGTTAGAAAAGGCATACGGCGGCAACATGGCCGCCCTAGCAAAACTGTCACCAGAACTTCGAGACATGATCAAAGACGGTGCATCCTTTGAGGAAGTCATGGCCGCAATGGCTAAGACCACCGGCGGTGCAGCAAGCGTTGCTGCCAACACTGCAGAAGGACAATTTAAACGCTTGGGTGTTTCGCTGTCAGAAACCAAAGAAAGTATTGGCGCTGCCCTTATCCCTGTGATTGAAAAAGTGCTGCCATTTTTAACGGCAATGGGTGACTGGGCAACAGAACACACCACTATTTTCCTTGTTGTCGCTGGCGTAATTGGTGGGCTTGCTTTAGCCATCGTTGGTGTCAATACCGCCATGACTATCTGGACTGCCACCACCAAAGCGTTCACAGCCATGCAAGTTGCATTTAACGCAGTCATGGCCGTAAACCCAGTAGTGCTGATCACTATTGCAGTTATTGCTTTAATTGCTGGCCTAGTCATTGCCTACAAAAAGTTTGAGGCCTTTCGAGACATTGTGGACACGGTAGGCAGGTTTATTAAAACTGGTTTCCTTGTCTATTTTGAGGTTATTAAGACTGAGGCACAGATTCTTTACAGCGTTTTTAAGTCTGTCTTTAATGGCATTGCAACCGTGTGGAACAGCACTATTGGCAAGTTGTCTTTTAGTGTCCCGTCATGGGTGCCAGGGCTTGGCGGTAAAGGCTTTGACGTACCAGACATTCCTATGCTCGCTGCCGGTGGCATTGTGATGGGGCCTCAGCTGGCGATGATTGGCGAGCGCGGCCCTGAAGCTGTAATCCCTCTCACTGGCCCTAACGCTGGCGCTGGACTAGGTGACACCAATGTTACTATTCAGGTCAATGGCGGCGACCCTAACGCTGTAGTAGCAGCCTTGCGTACCTACATGCGTCAGAACGGCAGTGTGCCTATCAAGATTAGTAACGCTTTCTAATGGCACAAAATTACATTGTTGAGTTCAGCACCACAGGTACAGCGCCTTGGACACAGTTAAGCAACGTGCAGGACATTGCCATTACTGTTGGCAGACAGCGCCAGCTCGATGCGTACAACGCCAGTCAGGCAACAATAACTATCCGCTATCCAAGTGGTTATGCAAGCCCAATCACTGCAATGGTGTCTGGCACGTTTATACAAATCACAAACAGCACTACCAGCAAGTTTTTGTGGACAGGTCGTATTAACAATGTGGATGTTGCTTATGGCATCCCTTATGTGAGCAATGTTGGTAATGCAGATTATTTGTCTATATCTGTGGAAGGCAAGTTTGCCCAATTTGGTAGGGCACAAGGCCTTAACTACGCAATGGGTGCAGACACTTTGTCTAACCAGATTTCTGCTTGCGCGTCACAAACCAGTTTGGGCATATCTGTTGGTGGCACACAGACAACAGCAATGGCCTCTACAACGGTAAGTGGCACCTGGGGCGACTGGGTAAACAAAGTGCTAGTCACTATTAACGGCAGATTATGGGATGGTATCGATACAGCCTCTATGACTGTTCGCACACCTAATCAAAGTTATGCAACCACAGTCAATTTTAGTGACACCACAAATAACGCCACCAATCAGGTGTATGACCAAATTAACTTTGGTAGCTACTCAGACAACTTTTACACGCAGGTAACTGTTGATCCTGAAAACTTTGCTGAAGCAACAGTGCAGACAGGGGCAGCGCCATACCGCACTTTGCTTACTAACACGTTTAATGCCAGCACTGGTCAAGCCACTGACTATGCCAATTACTTGCTAAACAACTACAAAACTCAAGGATTTGCGCTCTTGTCTATTAGCTGTGTGGCCGAGGCTCAAAACACTTTTAAGCTTGACGCGCTTGCTGGCACCACCTACCTAGCCTCATTGCCAGGTATCAGCACTACAGTTACTTTCCGTGGCACCGTGTTTCGCTGTGTTATTGAGGGTGCAACAGTAACGGCTACGCCAGAGTCAAGCCGGTACACCTTTTACCTGTCAGGGGCTGATCTGAACGCCTACCTCATACTTGATGATGCAACGTTCGGCAGGCTCGACTTCAACAAGTTAGGATATTAACCATGAGTATTAAAAGTTTTTCACTTGGCGAAGTGCTGACCGCGGCCGACACTAATTCGTATTTAACAAACTCAGGGCTGGTTTATGTTGCAACAGGCACAGCTACAGCTACAAACAGGCTAAATATCCCATCGTGCTTTAGCGCTACCTACACCAACTACCGCGTAGAAGTGGACAACCTGACCCACAGCACAGCCAATAACCTAATTATGAGGTTGTCAATCAGTGGCACAGACACTTCTACCCTCGGCTATTACACGCAGCGAAATGAAACAAACGGCGGCGCAATATCTGCAGTAAGCCTTACGGCATCGTCAGCAATTTTTCCGACATACGCAAACAGTTCTGCTGGCTCTTTTGTAACGCTTTCATTTGATGTGTTTAAGCCTTTTGTGGCCACGCCTACAACTGTTGCCGGTCAATGTTCCCGCGTTGATGCAACAACTGGATTGTACGCAGTTTCATTCTCTGGTTTGCAATCAGACAACACTTCTTTTGACGGCATAAGCCTTGTAGGCAACACAGGCAACATCACCTGTGTTATGCGTGTTTATGGATACCGCCAAGCATGATGCGTAAAAGCCTAATTCTATTGGTCTTTTTAGGCTCACTAACAGCCTGTGGTGACCGTGAGCGCCTACTGTGCAGGCCTACTAAAAACAAAGCGTTATCAGGTGTTACAAACACCGAAACTACCCAAACCACATCAGCCCCTAGATATGCGACAAACGGAAAATGCTAACTAAACCAGACAACAGACACAGCAACGAAGAAATAAAAGCGCGCATCGTAATGATTGTGGCCATAGGTCTAACCATCTCATTTGTAGGCTCAGTGTTCACAATTCTTTATGGTTTGCTGTTTGTCTCACAGCCTGAAAAAATGGCTGAATTAGACTCAGCCCAGATAAATGTCCTTTCTTATATGCTTTCCACACTGGCTGGCGGTTTGATAGGCGTATTAGCAGGAAATGGGTTGAAGGACAGACCTAAAGACCCACCAGCGCCATGACAAACCGCGCTTACCCGTACTACCCATCATGGGATGGCAAAGGCACACAGCCAGTAACTGCAAAACTTGTAGAACTGTGCAAAGCGCGCTGGGGCATGACGTCACTAGGCACCTACGCCAACAGACCCATGCGAAACAATGCCGGACTATCAGTACACGCCACAGGCTTTGCAGCTGATCTAAAATACAAAGATGAAGCCCAGGCACGTATTATTTGGGACTGGTTCCTAGCCAACAGCAAAGCACTAGGACTGTGCGAGCTGCATTGGTACGCCTACGGCGAGTATGGCGCTGGCTACAGGTGTTCGAGGGGCGAAGGCAAGGCTGGCGTAAAGATTTACACAGCCACAGACAATGCAGGCTCGTATCAAGGCTCACCTAATTGGCTGCATATAGAACTTGCCGACCAAACACCAGAGCACTTTGAACAACAATTCAGAGCGCTTAAAGAACTCCCAAAGACTGTTTGAGCAGTCTTGGGGCTAGGTGGTGGGTATCTTTGTTTCCATTGAGATATCCACCACCGCTTTCTAAAATTGTGTATAGTCACAATTAACCGCTA